AAAGTCATTTGGATTTGCGCTTGCGCATCTCCGCGCAGAGGGCGTCGGCCTTACGCTTCGCCGCCTCAGCAACAAGTTTGGTGCGCTTGGACTTGAGGAGGACTATGGTTTTGTCGATCTCTTCAATTTCCGGTGTCATAATATCGTACTTACTCATAAATTGTGATTCGCCACAGGCCGGCCTGGGCAATGGCGTAACCGAGCCAGATGATGGCGTGCCAGAACTTGTGCTGGAGCAGGCCGAGGTCGATGGCGACGGTCAGGTAGATAAAGCCGACCAAGGCGATGAGGATGCTGGAGGTCATCGCTTGTTAAGCGCCTCTTTTAAGTCATGTCGAGTGTAGTGCAGGTCAGCCAGCAGCACCTCGTTGGATTCGCTCATTTCGTTGGCGATCCTTCTGGCCTCGCGCAGCTCCTGCTCAAGGCGCTCAATCTTGTCGCAGGCTTCATCAATCGCCTTGCCGACCTTTAGGCCGCTAGGCGGCTGCCGGTCATCTTCACCGCGGCGCCAGCGGTTGAAGTTGCGCAGAAATGTGACGGTTGGATCGCTCATCGGCGCGCTTTGGCGGTTTTGGCGGATGCGCGGAAGGCTTTGGCGGTCGGAGCGCCGGCGGACCCGGGCTTGCGCATCTTCTCACCGCTTCCGGCGGCGATGCGGGCTTTTTTGGCGTGGATGTTTGCGTATAGTCCTGCGGGTTTTTTCATGGTTTGTTCTTTTTGATGGCTTCTCGGAAAAGGTATTGGATCAAGTAGGCGCCGGTTTCTTCGTCGCTTGAGGTGATGTGCTTCAAGAAATCCTGCACAACGTGATACAGCTCATGGACGAGCGAGCCGGTGTCTGCGGCGTCTTCAATCCAGACGACCGCTTGGCTGCCCAAGCACATCGCCCAGGCGGCGTCTGAGTCGTCGGGCTGGTTGTCTGGGTCTTTGGGGTCGAGCTGGAGAATGTTCGCACACCGCCGGATCGCCGATGCCTGTGGCGTTCCACAATAGAACTCCACGACCAGACCAAAGGTCTGTTCTCGGACGACGAACCGGCGGGTGCGTTTCATTTAGGCGGCTAGGAGTTTTGCTTTTTCAGCCATGTAGCATTCGTGCGCTTCGGCCTCGGTGGAGAACATGCCCAGATGAACTCGTTTTCCGCCCACAATGAGACGAGACTGCCATTTGTTGTAGCTTTTGCGGGTGCCTGGCATCGATTTGCCGCAACGGAAAACTCGGTTCATGTTGTTAATCTCCCATGTTGCTTGGCGAAGATTGTCGATGGTTGCGTTGAGCGGATTGCGATCAATGTGATCAATCATCTTTGGAGGCGCGCCGCGCTTCAGCGACCAAACAAACCGGTGCAGCATCATTGGCTTTCCGTTAATTAGTGCCGTTGGATATTTGCCGACACCCTTTCCGCCGGCCATATGCCAAGTGTAATTTAGCACATCATCTTTAATGTCCGCATCGATAACTATTGCTGGAACAATGCGCCCAGCCCTTGTCACCCTTTCTTGGATTGTGTAAGTTGATTGCAGGTTCATCTTAGGCAGCTTTCTTGTAACGCAACCCGGCGTAGTAGAGATCAAGGCGGGCCTTAAAGTATTCCCACTCGTTGTCGCTGCTGAACATCCACTCGATGCTGTGGTCGTCGGCGCGGTCCTTGCCGATGCGGACAACGGCGCGGCGCTGCACGACTTGGTCCTTTCGGTTCTCATTCCACAGTCGCTCGTAGGCTGCGAGCTGCAACTTTTGCGAGGTGTAGATGCCGGCGCTGGTCTTCCAGTCGAGGAGGACAACGCGGCCCTTGCTGTCTACGCTCGGAGCGTCGATGGTGCCGCCAAACAAGTGAGCCTCGCTGACGAGTTGCACCTCCGGCTCCAGCACGGTCAGCTCTTGCTCGTTCCAAAACTGCAGGAAGTTGGCGAAGGCGATGTTGGCGCGCTCAATGTCGGCGGGCGCATATTCGCTCAAGTCCGGCTCCCAGCCATGGAAGTGGCATTCGATCAAAAAATGGCAGATCGTGCCGATATCCGCAGCCTTATCCCTAACCTTGCGGAAATCTTGTCCGGCATTGCCTAGGTTCCACGCCCATGTGATGAGGTTGCTCTGGTCGTCGCCGATCTTGGCGATGGTCGAGGCGCCGGGAACCTGCGAGCCATCTTTAAGCAGATACTTTTGATGGCTGCGCAGCTTCTGGAGCTTGACGATTTTCTGGCCGGCCGCGTTATAGCGGTTCGGCTCAGGTGCGGGTGCGGCCTTGCTCGGTTTGCGTGTGGTGTTTTTCTTGGGCATGGCGATTACCAGCTGATCTCCTCGTCGTCGGTGCCGGTGCGGCGCGACTCAGGCTTGGCTTCGCTCACGTCGAAGCCGTAGGACACGGCGCTGCCACCGTCGCCCCAGGTGACCAGCTCAAGGACTTGCACCGCCTTGGGCTGGAGCGTGACGCCGGCACCGAGGGACGCCGTGTACCAGCAGTAGGGAACCACCGCGACTTTGATCTTGCTGCCGCCGCCGATGTTGTCGGTGATGGGTTCGCCCGCGGCGTTGAAGAGCTTGGGTGCGCGGCTGTACATCTCGCCGTCCTTGCCCTTGCCCATGGCCTTCACCTTGAGCTTGAGTTGGACGAGGCCGTCGTTGTCTTCCCAAGGTGCGGCGTGCATTTTCAATTTGTCCTTTTTCAGCTCGGCCTTTTTCTGCGCGACGAACTCGGCGAGCAGGGACTCGACTTGGCTGAGGAACGGCTCGGCTTCCTCGGCGGACATCTCGAGGTTGACTTTATAAACGCCGACTTCATCGAACTTCGTGTCGGGTTTATTGAGGCTGGCGTAGCGGGCGATGCCCACGGGCGTGGTTATGGTTTTATTTGGCATGTTATGTGGTTGGTTGGGTTTTGGGTTGGGACTAAAAAATCGGAGCGGCGAAGGATGGTGAGGAAGTCCTGCGCGCGGAGCGTGATGAACCACTCCTCGCCGTTGCGCTTGTGGGCAACGACCGGGAAGAGCTTCTGCTTGGCGTCGCGGATGGCCTGGGCCATCCAGTCGCGGATCTTGACGACCTGGCAGAATTTGACCTCAAAGTGGAAGTCGGGCAGGCACGGGCAGACAACGTCCGGCGAATCCCCAAGTCCGCTGAACTGCTGCCCGCGCCTGATCCCAGAGTCTCCGAAGGCTTCGCGTAATTGGTCGCGCCACATGCGTTCGCCGCGGGCGCCTTTTGCGCGGCTATTCATTGAGCGCCTCCCAAAGTTGTTTATCCGGCGCGTAGACCGAGCCATCGCTGTCGCTGGTGCGGCCAACCGGCGCGGTGCCCTCAAAGCGGGTGAGCGAGGGACGCCAAGTAAGGTTGAGTGTCCCGGTGCGGCCGGCGCGGTGCTTGGCAACGATCAGCTCGGCGTCCTGCGGATCGGGTTCTTGGTCCTGCACGGCGTAGTAGCAGGGGCGATGGACTAGGCACACGATGTCGGCGTCCTGCTCGATGCTGCCGGACTCGCGGAGGTCGCTAAGTTTGGGGCGGTTGTCGCTGCGGTTTTCCGCTTGGCGGTTGACCTGGGCGGCGGCGACCACCGGGACGCCCAATTCCATGCTCATGGCTTTCAATCCGCGGCTGACAAAGCCGACTTCGTTCTCGCGGCTTTGCGCGCCGGAGTGGCTGACAAGCTGCAAGTAGTCCACGAAGATGCACTTCACGCCCCACCGGCGGACGGCGAGGCGGGCGCGGCCGCGGATGTCGAGGAGCGTAAGGCCGCCGCGGTCGTCAACGTAGAGCGGTTCGCTGGCGAACTGCGTGGCGGCGTCCATGATCCTGTGCTTGATGGATGCGGTGAGGAAGCCGTTGCGGATGATCTCGGTATTCGTTTCGGCGCGGCTCAAGACAACGCGGGCGGCCAATTCGTTGGCGGGCATTTCGAGGGAGAAATAAACGACCGGCACGCCACGGCGGGCCATGTTGTCGGCCATGTTGAGCATGAGCGCGGACTTACCCATCGCGGGACGCCCGGCAACGATGGTGAGCTGGCCGCCGCGGAGACCGCCGGTGACTTGGTCGAAGTCGCGGATGCCGGTCTGCAGGCCGAGCTTGCGGTTGCCGGACATGAGGGCTTCCAGCTCGTCGAGGAGGCCCGGCACGATGGCGCTCGGGGCGCGCATGCTGTCGGTGGCGGTGGTTAGCGAAAGGCTCAAGACCGCTTCACCGGATTGTTGGAGGACGCTGTCGGCGTCGGTTGCCATGTCTTGGGCGGCGGCCTGCATCGCGACCGCGGCGTCAATAATGCGGCGGCGGGCGTGAAGATCCCGGAGGGTTTGCGCGTGGTACTCCACGCCCGCTGGTCCGCCGGCAGACTGAGAGAGCAGCTCAGTGAGGGCGCCGGCGCCGCCGACAAAATTCAGTTTGTGCGCTGCATC